GACGGGTGTAGATGTTTCTTCTAGAGTAGGCTACCAAGCTAGTTTTTTACTAGGTGGAGGCAATATATCTAGCTCTATTCCTTTCGTTGGTGGAATATTAGGACTTAGGGAAATACCAGACTACTCTGCTTCAGAAAAAGCTAATTTCGTATTTGATGAACTATTAGGTGCTGGAGTTTCTATGGGTAGAGGGTTTACTAAAGGTGTAGATGACATAATGCAAGGGCACGTCACGCGAGGTATAGAAAAAATGACTCCTGTATTTATTAGAAATCCTTTAAAGACCACAAGGTATACCATGGATGATGATAGTGTTTTGACAAAACGAGGTGATGCTGTGGCAGAGGATTTAACAGCCAAAGAATTAATTTTTCAATTTATGGGTTTAACTCCTTCACGAGTATCTCTACAGTATGAAATGAACAGAAAAGCTAAAAACATGGAGCAAGCAATACTTAAAAGACGTACTACTCTAGCTAATCAATATTTTTTACTGGAGAAAAGATATGGTAGGGGTTCTGATATTGTTAGAAGATTTTATAAAGAAGAAATGAAACCTTTTTCAAAACAATATCCACAGTTACCTTTAGATAAAAAATTTATAAATAAGTCTAGGAAAATAAGAAGAAAATTTACAAAATCAAATGTGTTTGATGGTGTAAGTTTAAATCCGAGTTTACAAAATCTCACTACACCTACTCAACGTTTGTTACTCGAAGATCTTAAATAAAAAAAAGACCTCAGAAAAGGAAAATAAACCGAGGTCTTTTTAAAGGAGCTTTTGTGAGGAAAGCTAAATTCATACTATATTACATTCTCCAGAAACGCAACCCTTGTATTCCATTTTCTACCATAATTCTGTATTTAAATCTTACCCCTTTAATATTAGCTTCTTTACGAAAAGCACGTAAAGTGCTTCCAGGGTCTAAACAGGGAACAAACACAGATGTCCCAAATTTAAACTTACTCCAAGGTATGACGAAAGTAATATGGTCAGACAGCATCTTTGTAAACGCCTATATCCAACTTGGTTGCATCTAATACAATTACAGGCACTGGAGAAGAACTTAGGGGTGTCCCCTTAGACAATCCCTTTCTAGTTTTATCAATTATGTATTTATTTCTGGATAAACCTGATATTAAATCCCCAACATCTGTTTGTGATTGAGCACAACAACTTTTTAAAAACCCTAAATCTACATATATTTTATCTGTATCCGGCTCTTTTCTTATTTTAGTGGCTCTCCTTGGACTATGTAGTGGTGGTTCTGCAATCTTACCTTTCCTACCATCAGAGGTGCTATTTATGACTAAAGTATAATCGTTATAATGATCTGTTAAAAATCTAGATATATAATCCTTAAAATCACGTTTATCTATATTTAAGTCTGTTTTTATATCTAGGATAGTGTCTTTATAAAACTCATTAAGTTTTCTTAAGTCATAATCATGTAATCCACACTCTTGAGCTACTTTACCACCCACTATGTTTACTGCCCCTAAGGCAGCATAAAATCTGTAAGCTGGACTTAAATCCAAAGACTTATGTAACACCTCAACGTGTTTTTTAACCTCTTGAATTATACCCTCTTTGTTGCTTTGAACAGCACATATGTAGGGATACCATGCGTGTCCATAGTTTTCTAATAACACTTCATCAAAAAGTCGCCGACCTTCATCCACAGATATAAGAGTATGTTCGGGCATACTATATTCAACACACCGCATTATTTCACCTTTTGGTAAATCTTTAATCTCATGCAGCTTAAGATAATAAGAGGAGTTACCGCTAGTTATTGTGATAGTTGCCCATGTGGTGTTGTTTACCCTTAAAGCGTTCTTGTTATTTTCCATTCTATCTTTACCACGACCTTGAGTAGCCGCATATAATAAATTAGAAATCTCCTCCGGTTTAGTGTTAGTTAACTCATCTATCGTAAAAGGTATGTTATTAAGAGTGCCCATTCTTTGAGCTAAAGAATTTTTAGTATCATTTGGAGCACGTAATGGATATTCTGGGTGTCCCCATACAGAGTTTATAACCCTCAAAGTTGTGGTCTTACCAGAACCGCTGTCATTATGTTTTAAGTTCACCATAATACCTTTATGGTTGGTGGCTATCTTTAATAAAGGCGAACCAAAAGCAGATAATGCCGCAAAAGCATTACCTTCCATACCATCTCTACCATAACTGTTGAAGGCTTCTTTCCATTTTTCTATACTGCCTTTTGATTGATACCAATCAGTCATATCAGAAGTAGATACTGTTGGAGGTACGTATTGCCGCCTGTTGTTAATTACTTCTGAAGTGCCAACAACAAAAGAATTTTTTCTTGTCCAACCAAATTGATGATGTGCCATGTCTGCTTCTTTTTGTAATTGATAATGTAGAATTACATCCACAATATACTGCTTGATGATTTTATAGTTCGCTACCATAACCCCTTTTTTAGCTAATCTCTTGGTCAACAGATCAAGAGAAGCTATTTCTTCACTAGCTATAGTAAAATCTCTGGGGTTATCTTTTGGTAGTTGCAATCTAAAACATATGCTTTCTCCCTCATTAGGGTCATCTATACGTTGCACTATAAATAAATTGTATTTATATACTAATTCTTCCCCACCATCATTTTTATACCTATATATCCCTCCATTCTTACCTACAAAATATGGGTGAGGGGGTGGGGGGTACTCCCCTTCACTACTATCAATAAGCTCCGTAGATTGACTAGAGGTAGGTTCATTTTCTTTATCAGAACCATTAGAGTAAGGTAACGGAATATTTAAAATATTGGGTATAGCTGATGCCTCAACTATCTTAGCCAGTGATATTGGGCTATGTATTTTGTTTTTAAACTTGCAACCCTTACAACCATCAGGAAAATACCTCTCGAATGTTATACATTTAAATGGTCTTTTTTCCTCTCCCTCTGTATCACTCGCTGTTTTTTCTGTGTAACTATAATCATACTCAGGATGCTTGGAAGATACTTTATGAATAGCAGTATTTCTATCCGAACAATGTTGGGCTATTGATAAAATCCCTCGCCATGTATCGTAGCTCGTACTAGCTTGATTCTTACAAGAAATAGCTATTTGATTACATCCCTCTCCTCGTAATGATTTTTTAGCTAATGAAGAAAATAAAAATTTGTTGTTTCCCGCTACTGCTTTGTCTACCACAGATAAATTAACCTTATCTGAGGGAACTTTGCTCTCATCATCTATAACATCTTGTGGTAACACATTTATAATTGACTCTAAACTATATGAGTCGTTAATTGATTGAAGAACCTTAACTAATTTTTTTTCCTCGTTTTTATAATTATATGTATTTGGTACTCGTAGTATTCTTGCTGCATCTATAGTGACTCCAGGATCAGCTAGGAAACCATGTGCTTTACATAAAGAAGCCAACGCTTTTGATAAAGGACTCCACTCCTTTATATCTATTGCTTCTTTAATGGGAAAGTATATATGTAAGCCATTACCAGAATCATTTATCCAAGGGGTAGGTAGATTCGTATCCTCTAAAAACTTGTTTAACGCTGTCATTGCAACTTCTTTAGTTTTATACCCTTTTTTTGAATTGTGTTTATCTTCTCCACAATCCACATCCAACCAAAAAGATTTACATTTATAACAGTTTTTTTTAGCTCTAGGTTTTAAGGCTTTAGGGTCTATGATTGTAGATAAACTAAAATATACATCTCTGTCCTCAGACAAAAAGTTTTTTGTTTCAACATCTACTTCATCTAATGTACCTAAAAATTTGTGTATGATTCGATCAGGTAAATTTTTATTCATACCCACCAAACAATAAAATCCCTCTTCCGCAAGAATGGTTTTGAAAAATTCTTGCATATTTTAGGCTTCCAAATTTTCTATAAACTCGTTTATTTCGGTTGATCTACGTTTGTGCGGTGCTGCTATACCAGAAAACCATGAGTAAATAGTGGTTCTAGTTACACCAAAATAATTTGCCACTATTTGCACTGGTACATTTTTCTGTATGCAGATTTTGCCTAATCTAACACCTATTTTATCTTTATATGTACGATTTGCTTCGTCATTTTTAGAAATAATTAACTGTGAATATCCAATACTCATAAAATGCATCCCTCAAAAAATTAAAATGCCGGGTTTTCGCTAACCTTGCCCGACGTCAAGGCACATGACTACATCTAGCGAATGATGTTTACGACATTAGTTTTAGTCGTCCCACTCCTCAACTAACTCCTCGTTAGATTGTTGCTTGACCTCTTTAGTTTTTTTACTAGGTTTTTTAGTAGGTTCTGGCACGTTATCTATGACATTGACCTCTGCATCTGGAACATCTTTAATACCCTTACGTTGCTCCATGACCCAATTATTGTTGTTAGTAATCCAATCATTGAAGTCAACAAATAACTTTTGATCCTGATCCGTAAACGCCAACACTTCGGGTAATAACTCCGCAGTTGGTATATAAAATTTATTACCTGTTGGTATGGATCTTTGCTCAGTATCTAAAGATATTTTAAAGTGAGGGAGTAATTTACCTCGCTCGGCTATATCTAAAATAGGAGTTTCCATAGTTTTAAAACCTTCCGGATTATCTATATCATAAACAAAAGGAATGTTCTCAACTGGTTCAACCTCTTTACCCTCACTGTCAATGGGAGAGTCAAAGGTAACTGTACCAAGCCAAACTCTAACTCTCTTAACACTTCTGATAAGTGCTTTAGCATCTTCTGGCAAAGAATCAAAATCTGGATTAAAGCCCGCTGATCTACCACAATTGATAGTTCCGTTAGTATCTGGAAGTTCCATATTCTTCCAAGTAGTTGCCATAATACTTTTAACAAAATTTTTCTCGGAGGCAACGTAGCGTTTATACATAAAACGTTGGTTATACAACCTCACAGTAGGTTGTTGTTGATATAAAGTAGTGCCATCAGTAAGCTCGAGACTGAACAACCCAGGGTCTACTACAAAAACTGTTTTCTTTTTACCTTTAACTACAGTTTCTTCAGAGTTACCAGTGTGGTTAATTTTTAGACGGGCAAGAGTGCTTTTTTGACCTTGTTTAGAGTCTGCAGTCATACCCATTGCTTGTGCCAAAGCACCAAAATGGTCACTATCTTTCAATACTAAATCTGACATATAAAAATCTCCTATCGTTTAATGTCTGCAGTCATTCCCATAGCTTGCATCAAATATGAGAAGTTTCCGCTGTTGTTTAAAATTAAATCTTCCTCACTAAAATTATCTTTATGACTAATGAAATGAATTTTAGTTGCATCAATACTCTTTTTTTCTTTACTTTTTTCCTGACACAGTTGATATTCATGCACATCAAGAGGTCGTTTAGGAAAGAATAAAAGTTTAGGTAATTCATTGTCCTCGTCAAGACGAATCTCAGTTACGACGTGTTCCAAATCTACTTTATGGGCTTTCATATATTTTGAGTAAGCATCAAACGGCATTTTATTTCCACTTGCTTTACCAAAAATAGATATAGAAGTTATTATTAATTGATATATTTCCCCCTCCATGATGTTATTTGCTAATAAAATTGCCAATTGCTTTTGAAATCTACAGGCTCTAGACATACCCTCGCCCGAGCCTGAGATATTCTTCGAGCAACCTAGACAGGTTTTGTTCTGTTGGTTATTAACTTCGATATCTGGTTTAACACCAGAGGTTGACCAACATTGGTGTTTACCTTCTGAATAATACATTCTGCTTGGAACTTTAGTTTTATTTATAATAACAACATCTATAAATGTACTATCAGAAGAAACTATCTCTCCTGATGGCGGTACTATACAGAACTTATTATTTCTAATTGCAATTCTATTCATATTATTTAGACTTAGACTTTCGCACTACCACAGAATACTTTGAGTCCTCATTCAAACCCTCAGGTATATTTTCTGGGTTTTCCTGCAACCAATTTTTAAGATTACCTTGATGAATACGCCGCTCCAGTAAATCAAAGCATTTGTGTTTATATATGTATTCATGCATAGCTAGCCAATCATATGTTTGATATCGAGTCTTAATAGTACGAATTATTGTGCCATGCCCAGTCTTAATACTGTCCGCTCCTGTAGACTTACATATATCGAGCATCATACCCTCGATTTGAGCCATTTTCGCTTTTAACTCGGATTGTTCTTCTTCCGCGATCTTTTGCATCTCATGCAAAGTATCACGCATTTTAATAAAAACTTTAGTTAGTTTGTCTGCAGTAATAGCCATGTATTTTTCCTCACTTTATTAACTTTGTTTAGTTTAAAAGAATAACTTTAATTATTAACTTTGTCTAGTTCTTTTTTAAAAAGTTCAACCAATTCTTCATGAATATTTTGTTTTTTCATAAGAGCGTTATAAACTCTAGCTTCTTCGTAGCTCCCTTCTAAATTTATTATGGTTAAAGCGTTTTTTTGCCCCTTCCTGTGAGCACGTGCATTTGCCTGTAAATAAGTTTCTAAACTAAGGGGTGGTCCAAACCACACGATTGTATCTGCAGCGGTTAAAGTAACTCCGTGGGCTGCCGCCTGAGGCTGTATTATTAAAACCTTAGGGTTTTCCTTAGTTTGAAAATTAGTAAATATTGAAGTTCTTTGGTGCGGAGATACTGATCCAGATATAATAGAATTACTAATTCCCTCTTTATCGAGGCTCTCAGCGACTATCTCTATAGCGTGTCGAAAAGGTACAAATATTAACACCTTATTAGTAGACTCTTTTACAGCTTCCAACATAACAGTAATTCTATTACCACCATCAAAAGATATAACCTCTCCAGTATCGGAATAAATAGCACCGCATGATAGCTGAAGAATCTTATTCATTAGGGTTGCCGCATTAACCGCCGATATAAATTCATCTGCTGCCAATATTAACTTGTCCTTCTTAATTTTATTTCTGTACATGATTTGTTGTTTAGTTAAAGATATTTTTCTGGTTTGGTATGTAATCTCTGGTAAATCTAAACATTGTTCTTTGGTAAATCTTATCGAAGGTTGAAGCACTGCATGAACAGTCTGAACTGCATCTGGTTTTGGCACCCATTTAAATTGAGAAACTTTTAACATCACCATATCTCTAAAAGATCCCATAAATCTAGGGACTCTATCAGGAACAGTTAATTTTGCTAACCCGTAAGCGTCCACAGGGGAGTGTGCAGCCGGTGTGCCTGTTAATAACCATAACCATGTGTTATCAGTGACTACTTTATTTAAACACTTCCAACGTTTTGTTTGTGCATTTTTATAGGCGTTTGCCTCATCAACTATTATTAAATCAAATTCTTGTTGTATTAATTCATCTTGAACTATTTCAATACCATCATAATTAATAATTACAAAATCAGAATTATTTTGCTCTATAATTTTTTTACGTTTTCTAGCATCACCATAAGCCACACTGCACGACCGGTGCATGGCAAATTTAAATAAGTCTTCCTGCCAGGCGGAGGACATTATAGATAATGGACATATCACAAGAACTTTATTTATAATCCCCATGTTCATCAGATAATCTGCTGCCCAGATACAAGAAGCAGTTTTACCTGTTCCTTGTTCATTAAAACAAAAAGCTCTCTTATTTATAGATAAAAACGAAGAAGTTTCTATTTGATGAACCATGGGTTTGTGAAAGCCCGTCCACTTATAATCCCTTTTTATAGGCGAAGGTATACTTCTTATATTTAAATCACTTAGAGTTATAGCCTCATCAAAATCCCACCGAACTAATACTTCTGATGAATTACCTGTCTTTTTTATTAGTTTACTTCTTATTATATTTTCTAAAACAACCTCTGGTTTTCTTAGTTTTAGTAATAATGATTTGTTGTCGATAATCCTCATGCTTTTCCTTTTGATTCACGTTTACTCCTTTCTGACACCAATTGACGCCTAGAGTTCCTTTTAAATGATCTATTTTTTGCCTTAGATTTAATAGTAATACCATCTTTATTAGAACCGCCTTTTGACAAAGCCTTTTTGTGGGATACATCTTTACCTTCTCTAATATCAGCTTTCCCATTCTTATTTCGATCAGGTTTTTCTTTATCCAATTTACGTCTGGCTCTTTGGCGTTCAGCTCGTCGCTTTGATTCGTTACGATTGCGTTGTTGCTGGTATTCTTTCTTATAGGGTCTTTTTTTATTCACATATGGCATTATTAATATCTCCCGTTGTGTATACAACTTTCAATAGGACAAAAATTTTGACAAGTAAAATTAGGTTTAGCGTTCCACACATTCTCCGCATAGGTTTTTTCTAACCAAGAATAATTAGCTGTCCACTCTCCCATTAGCCCAGCCAGATCAGATCGAGTATAACTTCGTTTAATCAAATCATGGCAAACAATATACAACAATCCAGCACTTATTTTTTCAATATTGGGAAAGTGTGTAAATGTGCAAAGTGCTAATAAATCCAATTGTTTAGTGTCTGCGTATTTAGAGGATTTTCCGGTTTTATAATCTACAATCCTAGCTTTTTCTTGGTCTATAATTATTAAATCTGCTATACCACGCAACCAAACATCATCAGCCATCCAAGTGGTAGGCTCTGCGTATTTAGTTATAGCCATTCTATGTTCACACAATTTATCCCCCTTCCGATCCCTTAAATTTTCTACAATTTTTTTCATGTAAGAAAACTGTGGGGGTATATCTACACCATCTCTTACAAACTCCTCTGCAGCTTTGTGAAGTCTATTACCATACAACAAAGCCTTGTTCATGGGTTCTTTAACATCTTTAGCTACTTTGAGATGGTAGTATTTTTTAGGACATAGCTGAAATAATGAAATACTACTATACGACCAAGGTATATCTGGTTGTTCTTGTTTAGTTTTTACGTGTTCCATTTAATAATATTAACATTCTGCATAAGTTTTACCTACACCGATCTCGCAATCAATTGGGAGTCCTTCTGCCCAACTTGGAACATACTTCATACATTTTTCTACATATACTTTAGCTTCTTCTAAATCTTTATCTCTAACAGAACAAACAACAGCATCATGCACAGTAAGAACGACCTTATATTTTTCACTTACGCGTAATATCTGTTCTGCTACGATACACCGAGCCAACGCCTGTACGATATTCTCCACTATTTTACCACCATATATGTATACACCTTTTTCTCGTTTTGTTCGATCATACGTATAGACATTTCTAAAACCAAAATTAGGTTTAGCAACCTGCTCAAATTTTAAATTATGATATAAAAGTTTTAATTTATTAGGTAAAACAAACCCATTTTTACAAAGCTCTATAATACCCGGGCGACCCAAAGATAACTTATTACCCATTAACATACTATCAAGTGAATCATTAGATTTATACCAAAGATTAGGAATCATAGGATAAGTGGTTCTATACACTTTTATTATTCTTTCTGCTTCTACTTCGTCTATTTCTATATTTTGCAGTTTTAACATTATCTGAAACTTAACGTGCCCCATGCCGTAACCACAACCTAATATCACAGTCTTACCGAAAAATCTCTCTTCTTTAGTAATATCCTCCGGTTTTTTGTTATATATCTTTGCTGCCATTATTTTATAAACATCTTTACCCTCTGCAAAAGCCTTTATAAGATCAGTTTGCATAGCAAACCAAGCCAAAGTTCTAGCTTCTATCTGAGAAGAATCACAGTTAATAAGTGTGTAACCCTCAGGTGCTACGATTGATTTTTTTATAGCAGATTTATTATCCCTAGATGGTAGATTTTGTAAGTTTATTTTATCTGTGCCGCCCCACCTACCGGTGTGTGCCGCATAGTATCTTAAAGGAACGGGTAAATTACCTCTCTTACCAATACCTATAAATCTCTCAGTGCGAGTTTCTTCAATAGTAGTTTTAACACCTAACCTCGCAGACACTAAATTTTGGACTCTAATGTCTTCATGTTCTAGTAAATCTAAAAATTCTTGGTCACTCTTGGCAAACGCCCATGCTTCTTTTCCAGTTCTAGCAGATATTTTTCGAGGGGGGTTAATACCTAATGCTAAAAGAGCTTTAGCAAATTTATCATTAGACATAATAAGTTCTTTATCAGTAGCAGCTTTGTCCAAAAGACTTTGTTTTTCTAATCTCACATTTTTTAGATGAGTCTGTAATGCGGGTACGTTTACATTTAATACAGGTTCTGAAAACATCTTTATAGTTAAGCTAATAAGTTTAAGTTCCCCCGGGGAAAGTAAAGGTTCTAATTTTTTGTATAACCTATAAGTTAGCCGCACATCATTACAACAATATTCAGCATATCTATCTAATTCATCTTTTCTAAAAGTCACTCGACGTTTACCAACGGCATCTAAAACTTCAGTGCCTTTTCTACCTAACTTATAATGTTCGGATAATGCACCTAAACTTAAACTCACAGATAAAGTATCTTGAGCAGCTCTCGCCATTGATAAAGTATCTACCCACATTTTAGGATAAATATTAAATTTCCAAGCCAGTATAGCGGCATCAAACATTGCGTTATGAGCAATAGCTATATCTATTGGCTCAAACTCATCTAAAAAAGACTTAATCTCGTCAAAAGATCCAGTACACCACTCAGGTTCATTATCATTAATTTGAACAGAAACACCGATAACCTCAAAATTAGAATCTCGGACGTACTCCTCAGTTGTTAATTTAGATAGAGAAAATTTTTTGTCGTAATAGGTTTCAAAATCAATCGTTAGGGTGTTTGACATTTTCTTCTAAAACCTTTTTTAATTTTCTAAGATAGTGTATAGCTTTTTTAACCTCTAGGATTTGATCGTCTTTAGCACCCATTCGTAAAATATATTTTATTGCATTAGCTCTGTAAGCCCCCACCTTTTGCTCTAACGGAAAAGAATCTATAACATCCCATGGGGAAATAGTCATTTGTTTATAATGCTCCCCACCATATTGGACTTTATCAGGGTCTTGTAAAATTGAATTATCTTTCTTGGTCATAACAAATCCTTAGTTTTATAATCTATTTTTTTATCTTCCATTTCACTTACACAATTGGAACAGATCCAACCTTGTGTTGTTCGCATACCGCCGTACCTAACTAATTTAAACGCGTCGCATTTAAAACAATACTTTCTCAAACTATCGTCACTCATGGTAGATTATCTAAGTTGTAGTCTTCTTTAATTTCATGTAAAAATTCTGACCACATAATTATGGGAGTTTGTTCACCCACGTAGGCTCCCTCTATACTAAATTCAATATACTCCAGTGCTTCATCAGAAGTCATACGATCTCTTGCTACTAAGATAGCAACAATTTTTTCACCAGAATAAATAAGCCTATCTTCTCTGTGTCCAGTGCGGTCCCACACACAAGAACGACCAATTATAGCCTTGTCTAAACCATCTAGTTTTATTAGTTTGTCCATTTACCTTTTATATTCGTCTGCATAAAAAAACATACATTTTGCCTCAAGTTCTTCATGGCTTAAATCAAACTCTGCTTTACCTACTGCATAACCATCATCTCTTCCCACCTGATAAGCAAATTGCCAATGTTCTTTTAACTGGCTTGCGTTAATTTCAAAAAATGCAAATATGACCAATGCACCAAATATAAACGATAAAACGTGTGTCATTATTTTTCCTTTTTAATTTTATACAAGGAGAAACTTTATCATATGAAACTTGATACCAGTTCTCGTTGTCTATTTCCTAATCTTCGTCCCACTTTGATAATACTTCAGTTTTAAGCATATCTTTTCTAACAGAATCCCTATAGGGTTTAGACGAGACTCCATTGATTGCAACCTTAACAAACTCCTGTCTTATTGCCCTATTAGCTTTTTTATATCTTTCCTCTTTCCATTTTTTTAAGGCATAATTAATAAACATTTTTTCTATCCTAGAAAGAGCCATTAACTTAAATTCCTTATCGTTAAAAGTTTTAATAATAAAATCTTGTAAGTAACCACTTTCATATACCAAAATTAACTCGTCGCAGATAAACAGTTTTAGGATTTTCTTTCTAATTTTCTCCGAGTGTCTCTTATATTTTAAATAAAAAGTGCGTTCTCTATCTACGTGCATCACATATACCCCTCTAATTTGGTAATATAAAATTAGAACATTTTTGTTAAGTTATATTATATGACTCCCATAAACAAAAAAAAGTTCCCACGATAGGTTAATTTTTAGAAATTAAAAGCTAATATAAAATTAAGTGGATATATTTTAAAGGAAAATACTATGAAAAAAACAGAAGAGTTAGAGGAATTACATGATTTAATAAATCTCATAATTGATGAGATATCTGTAATTAGTCGCAGTCAAGAGCAGATTTTATGGGAGGTACAGAAAGGTTTAGCCGCCAAGGATTTCATCCAAAATAATAGAAAAAAATTAGAGCGTAGGGGCTTTTGTAATGAATTAAAAGAGTTAGGAAAAATTAATAGAAGTATAGCCCAAAAGAAAAGAAGGTATGAAAATAACAAGAGCCTAGCATTACACTAGGCTCTTATTTACTTTGTAACACTGTTACAGAATCAACTTCTTTGGTTAAATCTATTGTATCTAATATAAATTCTAAATATGTTAAATCACCAGAAACTACAACAGCGTAGCCTCCATTTAGCTTTATATCTGTAAGGTTCTTTTGTTGTAGTGCAGTAACTCTACCAGCTGCCTGGGGGGCTTTGCACTCTATACCCACAAACTTACCTTTGTAACAACAAATGATATCAGGGATGCCAGCAGAACCAAAACCTGATGCTACAGGGTAGAACCAATAGCATCCCCTATCTTTAAGTAGTTTAACTACTTTCTGTTTGACTTTTTTTTCTGGGGTCATAAAAATTATCCCCAATCAAAAGGTAGGCTTCATCATTACATACGTTATTAGCAAAATGTTCTGGTTGATGCTCACTCTTTCTCTTGTTACTAGATGCCTTGTAAAGCATACCTATAGCTTCATGAGAAAGACTATGATTATCCGCACCTCTCATGATATCAAGCACTGCCATTTTATCACGAATATCTTTTGGTATGACGTCTAAATTATCAAATCGTTCAAATACATAAGATGTACTCGCTCCAGAGGGGTGTTTATCTCGAATCCTACGCGTTACTGCAAAATTACCACTCGCATTTTTAATCACGTAAACTATATGCTTGGTGTATTTACGTACAAATTCACAACTCATCTTGTAAACGGATATGAGTTGTAGCACTTTCTCTACAGTCTCACTATCCTGATGAGTATCCTTAAGCAACCTGTCAAGAGAAGTAAAGTAATCAACATCAGGGAGAATATTTAAATCTCTTTTATTGTAATAATCTTTCATATCTAAATAAGTGTGATGTTTTAGATGGTGGTCATAATCTTTTTTAACCAAATAAGCATATTCGGCTAAATGCACAGGTGATCGACCAAGACCAAGTAAATTTAAAATCGCACTCCTTACGTGTGTCATAAAATACTCAATGGAGATAGGGGGATTCTCATATTTGTCCCCTCTTTTGTGAATGTCTTTGGCTGCAAATTCATGGATTTGCCTATCCTTAAGATCTTCGTACCCCTCAATATTATTCATATTAGTTTGATAAATAAACTTTTTTGCATCTTGCAAAATGGGTTCGACACCTAATGGATTCATCCTCTGCATCAAGATACTAACACCAGAGTCGTCCGTTCCCTCTATTTTATTAACAAGTTCTTGTTGATAATAATGTTTAAATTTACCATTGTCTTTGATTGACACACCTAATTGTGATTCCAAGCAATCAATTGTTTTGTAATTAGTTTTTGTTGGGTGAAGGTGTTTGTGTATAGATTCACCAATCTCAGAGCCATTAATCTTCTTGTTTCTTGTGTAAATTATGCTTGGGAAGTGACTAGTATTAAACATATACTTTCCCATGTTTTCCAACCTTTTTACATTTGATGTCCTTATTGCGTTTTGTGGACTTTTTTCGTTTACCTTATAACAATAGGTCACTTCCAATTGAAATCTAGCGTGTTCTGGATTAAACCAAAAGTCTAAACCTGATTGCACCATATTAAGAAGACAAGATGCTGCTCGTTTCTCTTTTTTTAAATAGTCTTCAAGTTCTAAGACATTTAGAGATCTGTTTTTGCACAGATCGCCAAATTGATAGGCTGCTGAAACATATCTATTCACTAGTGGCACTGTTACATTTTGCGAATAAGCAGCAATTGAGAGTGACTTTTTTCTAATCTCATCCATGGCGTTAAGGTAACCCTCGGTTTCCTCACAAAACTTAGTAAAATTTAGCAAATTACTGGGCATACCTTCAGCCCAATATTTTAAATTCCCTTTTGTTTCGTAAGGGTTATCTTTTTCCCAATCTGCTATTTGTGATGACGTAAGATCTAAGACACCTTTAGTTTCACGTGATAGTTGATTTGCTTTAAAAGTATTAGCTTCAACTAGTCCTTCTGTGGAATCACCAAACGTGCATGAATCTTCTATACAATAATGATCGCTAATAGATGCTAGACCTCCAAGCGTATTTACAAAGTACTTATCTGTACTACTACACGCTCCATGATTAGTTGATTCTAAAAATAACCGAGAAAAATTCCAACTTAAATGGTTATTGGCACACCTTCTAAGATCATTATAGTCTTCAATCCCAATATTTTTTAATTTAGAAGCCTGACTGACCCATATTTTAATATCAGCAATCTTAACACCATAGTCAAACACTGCGAAAGAGAGATTTGAATTTACTTGAGTAGGTACATAAGGTCTAATTATACGATCTCCCTTATCGTTTACATACTCCATCTTGTTGAAATATCTTGGATCAAAGAAAGATTTAGTGGGTTCGTACACAATATCGTACTTGCCATACGGGTTTGAACGTAAACCACCCAAATACGCTAAAACAAGTTTATACACTTGCAATGTTTCATAATGATGTATGATCTCACTAAAAGGATGTATGGCTAGACCTGCACTAAAATCCTTCTCTCTAAACATTAGGTAATTAGGATTAGTTACTACACCATTTGTCATGCAATCTTTTCCAAAATTTTGAGATGATGGTTTTGCTTGAACAACAATTCCACGACCAGATGTTTCATGTGATTCGCCTATAAATAAGTTTTCTTTGGCAGAGGTTATATCTGCTTTTTTGCCATTTGCATCCACGATAAAATTACCAAATCCGTAATCTTGTAGTAAATTTTCATTAAATTGATAATTGTAAAAATCATTGAGTTGTTTGAAACCTTTACGGACATTGCTAGTAAACTCCTCAATGGGTATATGTACATAATCTTTATGAGTTGTCATAATTTTTCCTTTATTGTATTTGTAACACTGTTACAGAGAGATTTTCTTAAGTATTTCATCAACTGATGAAGTAACATCTTGCCTAATAAACACATTATCCCTTAGGTCATCAACAGTTAATCCTGATAGAGTAGACTCTAACTCTTTACGTCGCATTTCTAACTCATGATTATTAGTAATATTCATTTTAGAAAGCAACTCGCACATTTCTCTAGCATTTATCAATAGAGAATCACGAAAGACTTTTTTAGTCCCATCATCAGATACTGCTAGTCTATCCTTAAGATGTTTAAGAGTAGTGTGAAGTCTGTCCCAAAGATCCTGCATTGCGGACTCTATCTTTTTTTCGAAATGCGTCGAATAATGATCCTGTAGTTCTTTCTTCATCTCATTAGATATATCTACCCTAAAATCTCCTGATGCAGGTAATGGGTAATAACTAACACTAATGTGAAACTTCTTATCAAGTTCTAGCACACTTGGATACTCGGATCTATCAAACAAAGTACCTTTTTTCATAGCTTGAGCATCAATAAGACTAGGGTAAACAGATTTAAAACTGTTCAGTTTATTCATAAACTTATCTATATACCCATTCATAGTTTCAGCATAGGAGATATACTGCTCCATAGTAACTAACCTTAAACCACTATCCGACCATGGAATAGTATGTTTATAATGAAAGTTCCTTATCTCCCCTTCTAACTTCTTCAAGTCCTCCAGGGGATCAGATTTACTCAGTAGGTATTTACGTGCTTCTACCGAACCATCTTCAGCACCTTTTTGTTGGCAAATCTCACTAGAAACAGACCTATCCAGTTTCTTAAACTTGTAGACACCAATGCTTAGTTCAGACAGCATTGCACTTGTGGTAATACTTGTAATATCAATTTCAGACATTTTTACGCTCCTTTTATTTTAAAAATGTAACAGTGTTACGTTTGTACTTCATTTAGGCATCTTCGCTCTTTCCTCTGCGAACCTCTACAAGTTCTGCTCTTTTGTAAGCATCTTCCGAGAAAAGTAGCTCTCCGCTTATGTCGAAACCACCTTGCTCTTGCAATATCTTACGAGCAGTTTTTTCATCATGTGCCAGTATCTCATAACAATACTCACACTTAACTGAGAAACAATACATATCTTTCTTACGTTGTAGCTCAGCTTGCTTAACTTCACTCATCTTCACTCCTTTTATTTTAAATTAATTACACTACCAAAGTTATGTAAAGAGGATTCAGCTTCTCCACTACTGGTGATAATAAAAATAGTGGGAGTGCCTCTCCATTTCTCAATGTTCTCTACGTATCCATCAGTGAAAACGATTAGAACATTAGGGTTTAACTGCTTTTCGTCCATGTAAGGCAAAATGCAACTTAGGTATGTTCCACCCCCACCCTCAGGCATAGTTGAATTAACCATATCCTTTACATCCTCACCTTCATACGTTTCTTGCTTTACTACCTCAGTATCCCAATACAAAATATCTACTTTTTGGATACCTATACCTCTACAAATATTATCTACTTCAGTGAGACACTCGGTAGAATCTTTCTGTGTCATACTTCCAGATAAATCATTTGCAAATACAACATGAGGAATAGACTTAGAGATATTAGAAGGCATAAATATCTCTTGTGAAATGAATCTACGATTAGGTCTTGCGAAAGTAGAATCCTCTCTGTTAGGACAAAGTGCTGTCATGAAGTCTCTCAACGTATCATAGGGATTAAGTTGTGGAGTAAACAGTTCATCAAAATCTCTGTCTCCACCTGATCCGCAATCTCCTCTGGCTTTTATTAACTTATCGCCATGTCTGTTACGTTCATCAACTTTTTTTATTCGTTCAGCTTCTTCGATACTTGATAACTGCTCAACATCACCCCAACCATGAGTATCCCAACTCCTACCAGTATCTTTAGTAGAGTTCCTAGATTTACACATAGAGCCACCAGACTGAGATTGAGCCTCACCTTCACCTTCACCTTCACCTTCACCATTTTGCTTTCTTTTTCTCTTCATAAGAATGTCAAACACTTGTTTGGTGTCCATACCATCAAACTCTTCCGAGAGACAACCACCAAATTTAGGGAACGCACAAACTTCTTCATTAGGATCATATTTAACTATTTGTAAGTTAATGACATAATCCATAGCTTGATTAGTTACCTCAGGGTCTATCATGTTTAGTTCATTCCAGATGAAAAAATGTTTGAAAGCAATATGCCATGCTTCATGTAACAAAATAAAAGCGAGTTCTTTATCATCAAGTAGATTAACAAAGTGTTCATTAATGACGATATTCAAACCATCTGCATATGCAGTTAATGATGAACCACTTTTAATTACCTTATCTACTGTGTCTTTTGTAGCATTACGTTTAGTTTCGGTATCAGTGCTTTCCTCAAATACTTTATTCAAGTTTTCAAGTAATTTTTTCACGTCGTATATCTCACCTCCATCAATAACTTTCACGTTAGTAAGATATCCACCCATTCTCATATATTTTTTATGAGTGCATAGTAGTACGCATACACGTTCTACTCGTTGTTGTGGCGTCAGTTCCATATAGATGTAACTCCTTCTGTTAAGATATTATAATTTGTAACACTGTTACAACCAGCCTCCGTGTTTCAGACTGCTTTTTTGAACAGATAATTGTTTTTACTAGCCCAATCAATAAAATCTGGGTTAGCCATAGCTTTTGAGTTATCACTCACAGATAAAGATTTAGCAAATAAACCTTGCTTCTCTTTACTGAGTCTAGTTAAATACTTGAGCCATGCACTCATAGTCTTAGAAGTAACTTCATTTACTGCTTTACTGGTTGTGATAATTTCTGCCATTGGGTCATCATGAAGTGGTATATTCATAGGATCAGCAATAATCGCTTCCCATGTTGGTAACTTATCATTTAACTCAATAAAAGCATTTAGCTCGAGTGCTGCTGCTTCGCCAATACAACCTATCAAACTAGCAAGAGTTTCAGCGTGACCGACTTTATCTCTGTTGTTCAATATGACACTCGCGTTCATAGCCGAGCGAGGAGAGAAAAATGCTTTTGTAATTCCCTCAGGGGGATTGAATACTCTGGTATTTTTAGACTGACCAGAATCAGTAAACTCTTTCAATACATCAGGAGTTTCATATACGTAAGCAACGATAAGTTCATTTGCTTTGTTCTTTACGGCATAGTCCATAAACTTTTTAGCACTAGGGCATTTGAATTTCATTACAGTCATTCGATTCCTAGTATGTGGTTTTAAGTGATCTCCAAGATTCAACTCTATGTCATTGCCAGTAGCAAACACAATTGAATCTTCTGGTAAGAAGTTATCACCAATTCTATGTTCTAACACTAGTGGCAGCAACATATTCTGCACTGCAACTGTGGCTTTAGTTAGTTCGTCTAAAGCTACTATTATGGGTTTCTTGAGATGAAACTTAAAGTTGATATTTGGGAAATATCTAGTGCAAGAAAGTTCTCTGTCAATCCATGGCATTGCTATGTCACCTAGATCAAGATTGGCACAATCAATCATAGCAATATTATGATCTGGATTTAACTTAGCTAAATCATTCTTAACTGAAGTCTTTCCAACTCCAGGATTTCCCATAAGAAGGTAGGATACACCTTTGTGATCTTTGGTGCTTCTACCATTGTGATGGATACATTTTACTGCACTGTCGTAGTCTACTACATCTAATCGTACTGACATGATAACAATCTCCTATAAAGATACAAATATTTAAAAGTAAATAAAATAAATCGAGAGATACATACTAAGTTTGGAGCGACGTTGTTAGAGAACGTCCAGAGATGCACCCCTCGATTTAAACAAATGTAACACTGTTACAAACTACATTTTCTCCTTTCTCGATACACACAAAAATATGCCTACACTTGTGGGGCATATATATTAGACGGAAATTTGACCATAAAGTTCCCCATAAAGTTCTCACTCTATGCTTGTCTTCTATATGGGGACTTATTACTTCTTATAGGAACATATGGTGATCTTTGAATACTGGATCTATGTTCGATCCTAGCCCTGTCTCTAAATTTAGTTATGTTGTGTAATTTTTTCTTTTGCTTTGCTCGAGCCTTCCTCTTTTGTAAATTCATTTTTTATTACTCCCATATCCTTTTTTTCTACCACCTGCATACTCTGTATTATCAAAAAAACATTCTTCGTCATAACCTCTTTGGTGAAATCCTACCAATTGTAAAACAATTAATTCCTGATCTACACCAATACCTTTATAACCAAGACCATGCGATTCGATAGCAGATGCC